AGCAAGAGTTGCCAGAAATCTCGAAGAGGCTTTGAAAATAGCGCCCAAGTATAGTTCAGATATTTGGATTATCGGTGGCGGCCAGGTTTATAAAGAAGCTCTCGAAAAAGATATTCCCGATAGACTTTATATTTCTGAAATGAGAGGACATTGGGAAGATGATTCCGAAATCCTGTCGCAAGGCGAAGGGGTTCTGTTGTTTACCGCGGTCGAGGTTCGACACCCCGTCCAGGATCAAGTTGTTACTTTCCCCCGAGTGAATTGGGAATATTACAAAGCGTTATATATTGATCAATGCGATGATCACACTCTCAAGATACTTTCCAAAACTTCACTGAATGTGTTATAATTATGTCAGAGAATAAAAGGTTTCATGGAATAGTTAGATTGAACTTGGACGGAGAAGTTGTGTGCTTTTGTACGTATGACGCTTATCTTCGCAATCGTTGTGTTTGTCGAGATAAGTTTGATTGTCCTGAGGCCATGGTAGAGGTTACGGTTATCCCGGGAACTCGCCCTTCTGAACAAGACTTAGCGCCTCTAAGGAAGGCAGAAAGGACAATAAAAAAGGTGACTAAGAATATTAACAGTATTAAAAAAGGAATCTCACGTCTCGAACGAGACATGAGAAAATTCCCCATAAAGTAAGAAAGGATTACCATGAAAGTAATAGGATTTGGGTGTACTGCACAGGTGGGAAAAGATACGGCCGCCAATTATTTACAGGAAAAATATCCAGGTAAACTTAAGCGGGTAGCATTCGCAGACGAATTGAAGAAATCGGCGATGGTTATTTTTGGCCTTTCACGAGAACAGTGTTTTGGGTCGCAAGAAATTAAAGAAACAATTGATCCGAGATATGGAAAGAGTCCCCGCCAGCTCCTACAAGAACTGGGCGAAAAGATGCGGGAAATTTTTCCGGACATTTGGATTGTTAAAGTATTCAACGAAGCTATCCCCGAATTACAAGAGCAAGGTTATGATTGTTTTGCTATATCTGATGTTCGTTATCCTAACGAAGCAGATTGGATCCGTAAGCAGGGGGGAATAGTAACTCGCGTGGACCGTGAGAAAGGCGGCGTTACAGTTGGTGCTGAGCATTCAAGTGAGACCGCGATGAAAAACTTCGTGTGTGATGTAGAGATCTCCAATAATGGCACCTTTGAAGAGTATTTTGAAAAACTCGACAGAATGATGGAGGAGGTTCTACAATATGGTGGAGACGAGGGACAAGACAACAACTGAAGGCCGAGGCCTTGGGTTTTCTTTTGCTGCCGATAATGTAGTAAGAGGGGAGCCGGGGGCCGACTTTGAGAAGAGACGTCCTACTTTTCCTCTAGGAGACGACCCCCGTGGCCGAGAAATTGACTTTGGAGATACGACAGGTAGAGAAGCATATGGTTCTACCCGAAATCAAGTTTTCAGAGCGTATAGGGGCAGCTGGCCTTTAGAAGGGCAGAGTTTTGAAACTCCCGCCCGCAGGGGCCAGTTACAAAAACCCAGCGATATTCGCCCGGGACTTCCCAATAAATCAGTGGACACAGCCGCCCTCGACGCACAGAAGGAATTAGATAGAGCCACTCTGCTCGCAACTGATTTTGCCGCTATTTTTCCGAGCACTAGTATCAGCAGCCCTGCTCCTGGAGCCACTTTCTCTCCTGGAGATACTTTTACAGTGAGCGCGCCTTCAAGTCATATATTCAGCCTCATGGGCGCAACCCTTTTCATTGACGGTCAGCCTGTTCTACATCGAGAATTAGATCGAAGTGCACAGGCGTCCACTAAGAACTTTACTTTCGTTTTTTCTTACCCCATACCCCCAGACCGGGCGTTAGGCCCGATGGATGTTACGGTTCAGGTCACTTCTAGAACGGACAATGTCATGGGAATTATTGCGGACACTTCTATTAATAACCCTCCCAAGGCCGATGAGATCCAAGGCGCCGTGGGAACTCTAGATGGAAGAAAAGGAACCAGTACATCTTCGACCCTGGCTTCTCCACTACTAAGCGCCTCCGGCTATTTAAGAAAGCCACATGGACGATCAACAATCACAGTAAACATTGTATAGGATTTCTAATGCCCAAGAAAAACAAGCCAAAGACAAGTGTTAATGTAGACGCAGTCCGGAGAGAAGCTTCTAAGATTGCTAAAGATGCGGAAAATAAATCATCTTCTTCTTTACCTGGCGATCTGGCTAGGAGCCATGCAGAGCTATCTCCCGGGACGATCCGAAGAGAGTCCCCCGTCGAACAGGAAATGGGTTCTGCCAAATACAAGCAGATGATCCATGATCACAATTCTAAGAATAAACACATCCTGGATCGTCTTCCTTTCACCTTTCCTAAGAAGAAAATAGTCAGATCCCACCGGAGTGTTGTTGTGGAATGCATAGAGTGTGGGCATCAACACATAGGTAGTGAACATACTTACGGTATAACCTGCCCGAATTGTAAGACGTACCGTAGGGTGAAGAACCCCGAAGCAGAAAGGCTAGGCCAAGAGCCGGCCGAGAAGGACGCGGATTGCGTCGGAATGTTTGGTACAGCTTCTGATCTACTTGAATTGCGAGAGAAACGCAGACTTGCGGAGGAAGCCAAGAAAAAAGGCCAATAGGACTTGCATAATCCCTAAAAACCGCTTATAATTGAAATAGATAAGAAAAGGAGACGGCCATGACGAACCAGGGGGAAGAACAAAATAATGGTAAACAATGGAGAGCCTGGGTTATAAAAAGAAATCGTATAAAAAATGTTATTGAATTCATTCAGGCTAACTGCCCGGAAATAGATAAGTATTTCTATCCCCAGATTAAAAAGGAGTATATTACCAAACGAGGCACGATTACAAAGGACCGCGCCCTCTATGAAGGTTATCTTTTTCTCCGATACGATAACCACCCGGAAGTGTTCCACAAATTGAGCGCCTACCCCCAGATTACCACTTATGCCGGCCCAGTAGAGCAGTATGAAATTGACGAAATGAGAGCAGCCCAAGGAAAGTTGCTCTCTGAAATTAAAGCCAGCCGGTTTAAGAAGGGAGATCCAGTTACTTTGCTTCATGGCCCTTTCAAGGGCTTTGATGCCGAGGTAATCTCCATCAAGGGCGAAAACATCCAGGTGAGCATACATGCTACCCTGTTAGGAAGCCCTGTCGAAATGTCTTATACCGAAGATGAAGTGGAGCGTAAGAGCAAACTTCAGAATATTGAGGTTCAGGATATCTAAAATGGAAGAAAGACCCCCAGGCCGTCCTCCTGGTTACAAGCATTCAGAGGAGACCCGCCAAAAAATCAAAGAATCCCTCGCGGGAAGAACCAAATCTATCGAACATCGAAAAAAGATCTCTGCGGCTATGAAAGGCCAGAAGAAATCCAAGGAGCACCGAGAAAAACTTTCCCAGCTTCAGTTCGACTACGAAGCAGATCATAGGATGCTCTATATTGACAACCTTTGTTTGGATAGGTTAGCGGAATTAAAGGCAAATTACCCAGACCAGGCCGAGTTTTTCGAAGAGAATGAAACAGCTCTTTTGATAGCTCTTCGAGACGTGAAGTCTGACAAGGAACTAGACGATATTAGAAAATATATTGAGACGGAAAATATTGACAGATATGTAGGGACTCTTTCGTACCAATATAGTTCTTTTCCCTCCCACGAAGACGTGCTCATAGACCTCCTGGATGAGTACCACAAACAAATACAAATTAAAAAGTACCACTAGTACCAATATTTAACTGACTTACTGGTCTTATTTATGGAGGGTGACTTAGGCTACACCTTCCCCTATAGTTATGTTCTGAAAGGAATAAGATGGCAGATAAGCCCGTTCCCGTAGATGAAAAAGATTTACAAGACCAACTCAAGGCTAATCCTAAATCTAAAGGATGGAACAATCCTAATAGCCGCAAAAATTTAAGACAACACCGGAAGAAAGAAGATGAATTCATAATTCCTGAGGTCGTTGCAGACGACGGGGATGATGGTACGCTCCAGGCCCAGGAAATTGTTAGAGGACGAAAACTAAGTCCTGAAATGGTCAAAAAGCTCATACCAGAGCGGGGAGTATTCACTGCTGAAGAGAAAAGGCGCTTTACAGGAATCGTAGTACAATACTTATCTGATTTCAAAAACGAAGAGCCGACAGCCTCTGATGCTGACGATATCTTTGAGATAGCTAAATCTGACATTTTGGAAATGCGCATTCTAAAAGCAACCAAAAATGACACAGCTGCAATGATTCATTCCAACCAAGCGTTTGAAAAAATCTATAAGCGCAAACAATCTGCAAAAGAGAACCTAGCTGCTAGAAGAACTGATCGGAAAGATGACCGAAATGCTCGCGAAATCACAATTGTTGATCTTGTAGTCAATTATGATAATGAACAGAAGCAATTGGAGAAGCAGCGAGTTGAAAGACTTCTTGAAGAAAATAAAAAAACAGACGAGAAGCTTAAAAAGGTCATTAGAGAAGATAACTTTTAATGCAGACAGACGATCCAGAATTTTTAATCCAATCACAACAATTAATAGACTTTTATCGCGAATATCCTGAGATAGCCGCAGAAGACCTTTTGAATATCAGACTTGCAGACATACAGAAGGTAGTCTTGAGGGCTATGTGGAATAAGAACTACGTCATGTCAATTATGTGTCGTGGATCTGGTAAAACTTTCCTTAATGGAGTATTTGCTTGCTTGAAGTGTATGTTATATCCGGGACACCGTGTCGGACTATTGGCGCCTACATTCAGACAGTCTAAGTTTATGTTTGATGAATGTGATAGACTCTGGAAACGCTCTCCTATCTTTCAGAACGCCACAATTAAAAAGCCCACCCATCAATCTGATAATTGTTATATAGAGTTCAAATCAGTAGCGGGAAGACCCGGATCAAAGATACAAGCAGTCCCATTGGGAGACGGTTCTAAGATCCGTGGATCCCGCTTTTTTTCTATCATATGTGATGAGTTTCCTCACATTCCGGAAGAGATTTTCAATATGGTTATCCGCCCCATGGCCGCTACCGTAGCTGACCCTATGGAGAATGTCGAGAGAATTCAAAGAGAGAAGGAGCTGGTGGAAGCCGGGCTGGTTGCCGAGAGTGACCTAGACAATAAGAAAGTAGCCAACCAAATTCTAATTACTT